AAGATAATAACAGAAAACAAGCGTTCACTATGGTCAATGATACAACATATAAGAGAAATTCCGCAGGTTTACCACACGGTTTCTATCTATTATCTGAAATTCCACCAAAGGCTAAGTGATGTCAGGGATAGCGAAGATTGGCGATTACTCAAGGGGACATGATGAATTTCCACCAACCCCTATGGTAACAACCCCAATTGTAAAGACTCGTTTTAATGGGCAACTTATTGGGGCTTTGTCTCCATTGTGTCAATATTCTGAACACTCTAATGGTTCGACCACCCACCAACAGGTTGAACGATATCCAATTACAGGGTCGTCTAAAACATTTGTAGAAGGATATGCGATCATCAGAAAAGATGACCTTTTAAACGATGGAGATTATGTTGAAGTGCAGTCAGGAAGTACAAACTCTTACATAGAATAACCTAAATAATACTTATGAGCAGACCAACAAGACTCTTTTCCGATCTGGATCTAAATTTTAGACCACACCCAGTTACTCGAGATATCGTTGTTAAGAAAGACGACGAAGCTATCAAACAAGCTCTGAAAAACTTAATTCAGATTAGAAACTATGAAAAACCATTTCATAGCGAGATCGGGTCTCCAATTAGACAAGCGTTGTTTGAACCAATAACACCTATGACTACGTTGATCGTTAGAAGAACGATCGTTGATTTAGTCTCAAACTTTGAACAACGAGTAAAACTAATAGACGTGGATGTTATCGCGTCGCCTGAAAATAACTCTCTTTATGTTAGTATTGTTTTTAGGATTGTAAATACTGAACGACCACTACAACTAGAATTTATGTTGGAAAGAACACGATAATGGCTAACAATAAACGCATTAGAGTTAATGATCTGGATTTTGATGTTATCAAAAGTAACTTGAAAAACTTCTTAGCTGGACAAGAGCAATTTCAAGATTATGACTTTGAAGGATCTTCTTTCTCGATTCTACTAGACGTCCTTGCATACAATTCACATTATAACGCTCTGTATACTAACTTAGCTGTAAACGAAATGTTCTTGGACTCCGCGTCCAAGCGTTCTTCTGTCGTGTCTTTGGCGAAGATGCTAGGTTATCTTCCAAACTCAGCTTTGTGCGCGAAAGCGTATGTTAATGCCACTATCACAGCGCCAACTTACAACCCAGACGTTGTTACGCTACCAGCGGGTCAACCTTTTTTGACTTCTATTGATGGTATTTCTTACACGTTCTATAACACATCAGACGTTACAACTGTTTCTGCTGGTGGTTCTTATACATTCAACAACGTTGAATTGATTGAGGGTATTCCATTATCGTTCAACTACTTTGTTCAGAATGGTATGAGATATATTATTCCAAATAAGAACGTTGACCTATCGACGCTGAAAGTCAAGATGCGTTCATCGTCAACTGATGACTCTTATGTAGTTTATCAAACAACAGATTCTATTACATCTATTGACGGAACAAGTAAAGTTTATTTCGTTAAAGAACTAGACGATGGTTTGTATGAGATTTATTTTGGAGATGGCGTTGTTGGTTATAAACCAGTAGATGGTAACTACATGTCGATTGAGTATTATGTTTCCAGTTTGGAAGCTCCTAATGGCGCAAACACATTCTCATATGCTGGTACAGCGTTATTGGGTTCTGGTTTGACAGTTGTTTCTCAAACCCCAGCGTTAGGTGGATCTTCACCAGAAGAAATTAACTCTATCAAGTTTAATGCTCCAAAATTATACGCTGCTCAGAACAGAGCCGTTACAACAGAAGATTACAAATCTCTGATTTACAAGAATTATCCGCAAGCTGATTCGATCGTTGTTTGGGGTGGTGAGGATAATGACCCTCCAATTTACGGTAAGACATTTATTTGTATCAAACCAAAAGATGCTTCAAAACTAACTCAAGCCCAAAAAGACTACATTCAATACAACATTATTGCTCCTAAGTCTATCGTTTCTATCACGCCAGAGTTTATTGATCCAGAATATTTTAAAGTTCAAATTTCTACAACAGCTTACTATAACGCTAAAATTTCTGAAAAGACTCCTGCTCAGTTAGAAACTATTATTCGCGATGCTATCTATTCTTATGATGACGAGAACCTTAAAAAGTTTGATGGTATTATGCGTTATTCTCAGTTAGTTCGTTTGATCGACGAAGCTGACCAAGCTATTGTTAACAACACTACAAAGATCCTCGTGCGCCGAGAATTCGCACCTAGATATAACATCAGTTCAGAATATAAGTTGACGATGATTAACCCAATCTATCGCTCTGAAATTCCAACCGAAGCTGTTATGACTACTGGTTTCTATATTCCAAACTCAGCTAATATTCACTACATTGATGATGATGGTGTTGGAAACTTACGTTTATTCTATCTTGACGCTAACCAAAATAAAGTTATTGTTAATGCGAAAATTGGTTCAGTGATTTATGAAACTGGTACGGTTGTTGTTCGAAACTTGGTTATTTCTTCTATGGCAGATGCATCTTTTGAATTCATCATGAGACCCGAAGCCTATGACGTTGTTCCAGCATATAACCAAATTGTACAAGTTGACCGCGAACACTTGACTGTAGACGTTGTAAACGACCCAACTGCTGCTGGTTCCAACCAAGCTGGTAAGAACTATGTCTTCACTTCTATTAGACAGATCTAAAAATGACTAGAGTAACACCGTTCTTTGGTAAAACAAGGATTAAATTATCAGACAAGGTAGCCAGCCAGCTACCTGAGTTCATCCAAGCTAATTACCCAACATTTGTTGCGTTTTTAGAAGCATATTATGAGTATGTCGATAATCAATCTATTGATCTACATAAAACCAAAGATATTGACGAAGCTCTGGATCAATTCATCACGTATTTTAAAGGGGAGCTGGCTAACAACTTCCCCGTCAATCCAAACAAAGATAAAGAACGTTTTCTTTTAAAACACGTCAAAGACCAGTATCTAGCTAAAGGTTCTGAGGCTTCTTACAAACTTCTATTCCGTATTCTTTTCGGTAAAGAAGTTTATATGGATTATCCAGGTAAGAGAATGCTTAGAATCTCTGATGGACGATGGAAGCAAGACGTTTCTATTTTCGTGCGAGTAGACGCTGGCGATCCACAGTCTCTAGTTGGTAAAACAGTAGATATTCAAACATCTAAAAAGATTTACCGAACTGACATCATCAAGGGTGCCGTTTCTGCAAATAGAATTACAGCTAACGTTGAACAAGTACAACTATTTGACCAGCAAGAAAATATCTGGGAGATTTTCTTAGATCGTAACTTCTACGGTGATGTAGTTGCAGGCGATACAGTAAAATATGGCGCAGTATTCCAAGGTCAGATTTTACCATGTACTGCTAAGTTAAGAATCCATGAACCAGGGCAAGATTTTAAACCAGGACAAGTTTTTCAGATCTCTTCTGGTGACGGCACACCTTTATGGTTTAAGGTGTTAACTATTTTCGACAATGGCGGTTTGAAGACAATTGACGTTATCAAATTCGGTCTGCATTACAATACAGATTTCTCTTTAACCGTATCTCCATCATCAGCTATCTCTAATAAGTTGAGAAAAAAAGACGTTGGTGGCGTTGTTTCTAACTCGTTCCAATTAACGCCTGACATTATCGGTAAAATTGACGTCATTAATGGCGGTTCCAATTACACCCAAGCCCCTACAGTTATTGTTGGTGGTGATGGTACAGGTGCCGCTGCGCATTCTGTTATTGTGGATGGCGTAGTTACTGAGATTATTGTTGATAACATTGGTTCTGGATATACCAACGCCTTCTTGACAATACAGAATAAGCCAGGAGATACTACAGGTTCTGGGGCGCAAGGTGAGCCTATTCTTGGTTCTGTATATGATTATTATATGTTTGAATCCACAGAAGGGTTCAACGAAATTGGTTATATTAACGCTGGTGACTATTGGGATTATAATTGGTCTGACGGTGCATATGTTGGTACTGTAATTCGTCAATTCTTTACTGACGCTCAAGACACTTCTAGCAGCAATCCAGCTGTTATCAACGTCAACCTCGGTGCCGTTGCTAAATATCCAGGCTACTACAAAACTAACGATGGATTCTTGGATG